ACCGCCTCGGGGCTGCCGGCGACGGCGTCCGACGGCGTACCGACCGACGGGACCCAGTTTGATCGAGCGTGCCCCGTGAGCACCGGCGTGGCGGCGACGAGCTGGTGGTGCACCTCGAGCACCACCGTCACCGCGGCACGCTCCGCGAACGCCTTCAGCGCCGCGCCGATGTCGGCCGCGGTGCCCAGGGCGCGCTCACTTCCGCGGCGCGCTCGCCGCCGCGTCGGTGGGGGACTTGGGCGCCTTGACGGGCGCGACCACGATCGCGCGCTGCTCGGCGAGCAGGCGCACGCGACGTTCGGTGAGGCCGAGCGACTGCCACGGGAAGGCGTCGCCCGGCTGCAGGGTGCGGCCGGAGATGAGCAGCGGCCGCTTACCGACGACGTAGCGGCTCGTGACGTCGAAGGGCACCGGCTTCGCGAAGCCGTGCTCGGCGATCCCGAAGTCGGCCTGCTCGCTCACGACACCGCCGTGGCGAGGAACTGCGCGAGGTCGGCGCCGATGATCTTCTGCTGGTACGCCTGCTCCACCTCGATGCGGTCGGACGCCAGGTTCTCCATGCGGAACTTCTTGATCCGCATGCCGTAGTCGTTGGCGCCGGTGTAGCCGCGCCAGCCGAACACGTAGCCCGCCGCCGGGACCTCGATGCCCGGGGCGTCCGGCTTGTAGTAGAGGAGGGCGCACTTGCCGCCGATGTACGATCCGGAGAAGGCCGCAGGCTCGGCCGACGTGTCCTTGACCGAGCGCATGACGATGATCTCGTCCAGCTCCATCAGGGCCGCGACCGCCGCCAGGGTGATCTTGCCGGGGTTCTGCGGCGACGCGCCGAACTTGATGCGGTCCTTGATCTCGGGGTGGTTCTTGAGCGCGGTCCACACCGGCTTGGTGACCAGGAGGTTCATCGGCTCGAAGCCGGTGAGCTGCTCCTGGTAATCCTTCATGGCGGCGACGTCCTCGAGCGGGGTCGAGTTGACGTTGTCCCACTGCTGGAAGGTCTTGGACCCGTAGTTCGAGGAGGACGAGTTGCCCGTCCAGTCCTGCGTCCACTTGCCGGTCGACAGGTAGTTCGTCGCGAACGCGACCTCGCGGTTGAGGAGCGCCTTGGTGGTGGCGAGGATCGTCGCGGTGCGGTCGCTCGACAGCGGCGAGTCCTCGTTGCTGCGCCGCTGGTCGGTGACGTCGTGGTGCCAACCGTACACGATGCACGCGTACGAGTCGGTCTGCACGTCCCAGCCACCGCCGGCCGTTTCCGCACCGGGGCCGCGCGGCTCCATCTCGTCGCGGAAGAACGCGCCCTTCGGGTACTTGAAGTAAAGGTCGGTCTGCTTTTCGACCGGAATGTTATGAAAAACCTTGTCGGCGACGAACTTCGCTTGGTCCTGGAAGTAGGCAAGCGAGATGTTGCCGAGCGGCCGGTTGACGTGGACGGCGCCCTGATCCGGTTGATCTTTGCGGATCCAGATCGTCGAGGAGGTGCGAGCCATGGTGGTTGCTCCGGGTTCGGATCGAGGGCTGGTGGAAGTGGATCGGATCTTCGGATCAGGCGCGGATCACGCGAAGGTGATCGAGACGCTGTTCACGGTTCGCCACGCGGTCGCGGCGTTGTCCCAGACGAGGTCGAGCATGTCGGCCGCGGCGTTGAACGTCGCGGTGGACACCGCCGCCGCCGGGTTCTTGAAGTGGCCGGACACCGGCGTGACCACGCCGTTGTTGCCGGCCACGAGCATGAGCATGACCTTGCGCTGACCGTCGAACAGACCGTCGGCCAGCGTCCACGCGCGGACGCCGCCGCTCGAGTCCAGAAACGAGGTCATCTTGGTGACGCTGATCGCGCCGTCCGCGTTGAGCGTCTCGGTGCCGGCGTACGCCGACAGGAAGTTCGGCAGCATGAGGATGCGCACGTACTCGCCGGTCGCGCGCGACGTCTTGCTGACCGAGATGCCGCACGCGAAGCCCGCCACCGCGTCGGCGGCGCTGGCCGTGACGGCCTTGCCGTTGGCGTCCGGCTTGACGAGTGCGCCCGAGGCGATGGGGCCGGTGCCCACGGTGACCTTCGGCACGCCGCGGTAGGCGATGGTCGTCGCCGCGCCGACGGCGGCCACGGGCACGTTCCACAGCACGCCGATCGCCGAGTCGCCGACACCGGCCGTGTTGACGCCGCTCGACGTCATCTTCACGAACGTGAACTGCTTGGCCGACAGGTCGGCGGCGGTGACCAGTGAGCCGATGAAGCCAAGATCTTCGCTGTTGGCCATGTGAGTGCTCCGTGTGGGGTCGAGCGTCGGCTCGGTTCAGTGCGCGTGGTGGTCGGTGTCGAGTGCGGAAGGGGTCAGTTGCGGGCCGCGTCGCGGCGCATGTCCTCGTACCGCTTGTAGGCCGCGCGGCCCTCGTCGGTGTCGAGGAACGCGGCCTCGGCGTCGCCGCGCTTGGCAATCTTGTTCGCGGCCTGGTGCTTGGCGACCTGCGCATCCCAGAAGCCGTCCGGGGTCGCCTCGGCGGCCTTCGAGACCGCCTCCTGCTGCTCCTGCTCGGACAGGCCGAACGAGCGGCCGGCGCGGCCGTACGCCTTCTCGATGGCGCTGTCGCCGGCCTTCAGCGCGGCGAGCGCTCCCTTGCGCAGCTCCTCATCGGCGATGCCGCACGCGGCCTTGACCAGCGCGCAGCGCACCGCCTCGGAGCCGGGGCTGTGCGAGAGGATCTCGTCCGCCTGCTTGGCGAAGCGGAGGTCGTCGTTCGCCTGGCGCGCCTTGTTCAGCTCCTCGGCCTGCGCGTCGAACGCCTTCGCCATCTCGACGGTGCGCTGGTCGTCGTGCGCGTAGTAGCGCTGGCCAGTCACCTTCGAGACGTGCACCGGCTCGGCGTCCTTGGCGCGGTCGGTGGCGCTCTTGGCGAGGTAGTCGGCGCGCTGCGCCTCGGGCAGCGCAAGGCAGTAGCCGCGCTGCGCCTCGGGCAGCATCGCGACGCCGCGCCAGAACTTGGCCAGCGCCTCCGCATCGGTGGCGCGCTTGGTGAGAGTGTCGAGATCGGTGGTCATGGTTTCCTCCGTGGGGGCGCGCTTGGCGGTGCCGAGTGCCTCGGCGAGGGGGCCGGAGTCGGGGAGCTTGTCGGTGAGGCCGAGCGACTTTGCGCGGCCCTTGATGTGGCGCGCGACGGCGGCGCGCTTGTCGTCCGGCGCGCGGCCCCACGCCTCGACGGCGTTGGAGAGGTCGCTGCCGTTGGTGATCGGATAGGAGCCGTCGTCCATCGCGGCGCCGGTGTCGGCGAGTCGGCTGCGCTCCTTGTCGGAGAAGTCGCGCTTGGCCATGCCGTAGCACTTGGCAAAGTGGCGCTTCTGCGCGTCGGTCGGCGACTCGTCACCGTCCGGGTCGATCTTCGCACCACACTTCGGGCACGTGACGATGTCCTTTTCGACGTCGTCCGCGTCGTTGTCGGTGCCCTTGGCCTTGGCGACGGACACCAGCGACGCGGCCTTGCCGATCGCCACGACGCGAGCGCCCTCCTGCGCGGGGACGTCGACGCCGGACACCTCGGCGATCTCGTCGATCTTGAGGTACCGCTTGCTGGGACGTTGGCGCGCCATCAGGAAGCCTCCGCCGCGGCCATCGCCGCACGCGACGTGTACCGCTTGCCCTTGCCACCGATCGAGAAGCCCTTGAGGTCGCCCCCGGTCTCGAACCGCTTGAGCAGGTCGCTATCGGTGACGCGCATGCCGATCGCCCATCCCGTTCGCTCGGGGTCGACGCCGTCCGGCAGCACGCCGAGCTGCTTGAGCATGTCGGTCGTGAGCGGGAAGGAGTGCAGGACGGTCGCGACCTGCCGGCCCTCGTGCATCACCTTGCCGGTGCGGCTGTTGACCATGAAGGCCGTCGCAGCCTTCTGCATCTCACCCTCGGTGATGCAGTCACCCTGGAGGTCGACGTACTCGTCGCCGCCCTCCTTGCACACGATCGCCCAGCCGTACACGACGTCCCCTGCGAGAGACGCCTTGACGAAACTGGCGAACTGGAACTCGTCCACGCCCCGACGCTACAGGCGCCGTGGCACGGCCTGCAATATTACGGGCGCGCGCCCTCCGCCGTGACCGGGACCAGGATGCCCTGGTCGATCTGCGGGGTCAGATCGCGATGCGTCGTGTCCACCCGGACGTCGATCGGCCTCCCCAGGCGCTGTGCGGCGAGGAACCGGTGCCGCCCGTCGACGATCTCCATGTCCCCGTCGGGGTCCATGACGACCTTGATCGGACCCGGCGTTCGGCCCTCGCGGAAGAGGCGCTCCTGCGTGGCGATGCGCTCCTCCTGCATCCCAGTCGGCAGGCCGTAGAGGCGCCCCGCGAGCTGGTCGGGGTCCACGCCGTCGAACGTCGCGAAGTCCTCGCCGCGCGGCACGCGCACGTCGCGGCTCGAGGCGGGGAAGCCCCTCGACTCGGGCGCGACGTCGGCGGGGACCTGCACCTGCGTGCGCTGCCGGACGCGGACGGTCTGCGCACAGCGGCACTGCACCGTTTCCTCGGCGGGCGCCGACGGGTCGCCGGGGTACTCCAGCTGGTTGCCGAGGCCCGACACGAACGGCTGGCCCCACGGCACCTCCTGCCCGTGCATGTCCGTGTGGAAGTCGCGCGGGTTCTTGCCGCGAGGCAGGGTGACCAGCCACGTTCGGTACAGGTCGGTCGCCTGGATCCGGCCGTCGTCGATGATCTGCTGCCACGTGGCCATCATGCCGGTGTGCGCCGCGCGCAACCCCTCGGTGCGGCCGATGACCTCGGCCCGGTAGTTAATCCATCGCTGCCGGTACCGGTCGACCATGAGGTCGATCGTCGACTGCGGGATCGCGCGACCATTCGCCGCGGCCGTCACGCTGCGGTCGTGGCGCGCGTCGCGCAGCGCTCGATTGAGCGCTGCCAGGTCACCGCGTTCCAGCTCGCGCCGATAGTTGTCGACGTACTCGAGCTGCTTGCGCGTGAGCCCGATGCTCGCACGCAGGTCGCGCGCCACGCTGAGCGGGTTCAGGCCGTCGCGGACGCCCTCGGCGATCACCTGGCGGAGCACGTCGCGTTGCTCCTGCGTGACCTCGCGGACCATCTCGAGCGCGTTGGCGCGCGCCGCGGCGACCGCGCGCTCGTTGACCTGGTCGTAGACCACGCGCGTGCGCAGCTCGAGGCTTGCCACCTGCGCCTCGTCCTGCGCGGCAAGGGTGTAGACCTGCGTGACCTCCGCGGCGAGGGCGCGCGCCGCGGCGTCGATCATCGTGATCGCATCGTCGGTGTGCCCCGCCTCGAGCGCGGCGGTCACCGCGGCGAGGTCGTTGTGCTCGCGCAGCCACCGGACGAGGTCGACGTACCGTCGCCGGATTCGCGACTCGGACCGGTCGAGCAACTCGTGGACGCGGTCGGCCACCTCGTCGGCGACCGGCGCCACGTCACGGCCCCCTGCACTGCAGCGACCACGTCGCGCTCGCCGGGTCGCGGTCGAGCACGCGGATCACGACGAGCGTCTCGCCGCCGACGATCACGCGGTCGTTCGGGGCCGGTTGCACGTTGGCCTTGAACAGCGGTTCACCGAGGAGGAGGACCTTCTTGTCCCCCATGAGCACCGTGCGTCCGTCGACCTGGTCGAGGCGGAACGCCTGCGCGAAGCCGCGCGTGGCGTAGTCGGCCGACGTGTACGTCGGCCCCGCGGTGAGGTTGTTCGGGTCCGTCGCGCCGGCCGTGAACTTGCGCAGCGTCGCCGCGGGCAGGCCCTTGTTGCCGGCAGGCATGGCCTGCGCCACGACCTTCGCGACGTCGACGCCGAACAGCTTCACGCCCACGATCAGCTCTCCGGCTCGTACGTCATCTCAAAAATGTCCGGCTTGCAGGGGTACTTCTCACCCTTGACTCCGGTGATGATCCAGTCGCCGGGGATGCACGTCATCCATCCTTCGAGCGTCTTGATCTGCCCGTAGCAGCCCCTTAGATTGTCGGCGGTCGGCTCCAACACAGGTGATTCGATCACGCCGTCGACCACTTTGCCGGGGAACCACTGCTCGGCCTCAATCACAACAGGCTTTTTGCGAAATTTCACAGCGCCCTCGTAAGGTCGAACGTCGTGCCGTCCTCGAAGATCGACGCCGACGTCTGCCCGTCCGGCACGTTGGCCTGGCCGACACCAACAAGCGAGGGGATCTGCATCACGCCGTTGAGGTACCGCGAGACGAAGTCGAAGCACGCCTGCGGCAGGCGCTGGCCGTCGACCGGCCGCCAGAACTCGACCGCGGCGGGGCCGGCCTTCACCGACTTGATGTTCGACGACGTGCCCTGGTTCGTGTCGGCGACGCCGTCGGGGTCGACGAGGATCGCCATCGCCAGCTCAACGCAGCCGCGCGAGATGTCGCCAGGGATCGTCGTCGAGTCGACGGTGGACCCATCGGGCAGCACCACGCCGGTGCGCGGCCACGCCAGGGCCGGAGGCGCCGACACGCGGACGCCCTGCCAGTCGAGCCGGTCGAGGAGGCGCGTCGACATGAGCAGCGCCTGCGCCTTGGTCGTTGCGGTCCCCGCCGTCCACGCGGCTGGCAGCGACCCAAGTCCCCGCTCGAGGGCGTACTGATCGCCGAACGCGACGTCGGCGTACGTCGAGTACGTCTGCGCGTTGATCGTGACCGAGTAGCTCACGCGGCCTTCTTTCCGGCGCGCTGCGCGGCCTGGCCGGGGTTGACTGCGTCCTGCGGCTCGGGCGCCTTGCGGCCGTCACCCGGCTCCGGTGGAGGCGGGGCGTCGCCAGGAGGCATCGTACCCGGAGGAACCGGCGAGCGTGGCTGTAGCGAGCGCGCGACCTCGGGTGCGTAGCTGCGGTCGCTGCGCAGCGTGGCGTCGAACGCGTTGGCCAGCTCGGGCCGACCGCTGAGATGCAGGATCTCGCGCACGTCGTCGCCGACCGGGTCGTCCGGCGCGAGCGGTTGCCCCGCCTGCGCCAGGTTGAGCATGGCCTGGGTGATCTCTTCGACGTCGCGGAGCTGCACCGACTCGGTTTTCAGCTCGGGCATCTCGTCCTTATCCCAGCCGTTCAGGGCCCACAGCGGGCCGATGAGATCGCGCTGGAACACCTCGCGCATCTCGCGCAGCGTGCCGTCGATGATCAGCGCGAGCTGCTGCGACTTGTTGCGCGCGAGCGCCTGCGTGCCCTTGCCGGCGCCACCGCCGCCGAGCATCAGCTCCTCGACGCCGAGCACGCGCGCGATCTCGTGGTTGATGCGGTCGATCGCGGCGTGGATCTCGCGCTGTGACGAGGTTGCGTTCGTCACCGTGTCGAAGTCGAACAGCTTCTGCTGCGACGGCGTCTGCGGCCCGTCCTTGGTGGTGTAGACCGCCGAGTCGAGGATCAGGCCGAGCGACGGCGTGCGCACGCGGTTCTCGACGAACGCCTTGATCCCGTTGACAATCGTCGTCGCCTGCGCCGACGTCATGAGC